CGCCCCCATCTGCTCGAAAATCACCGCCGACGCCGATGCCGCCCGCGCCGCCCAAAGTTCCGGCGCCAGGCTGACCGCCCGTCGCACTGAGCAAGGCCCCGAAAGAGCTAGACTGCGCGGCTTCCTGGCCAGCGCCCCCGCCTATCACCCGGACGCGCAGACGGTAGATGTCGTCGGGCACGGTGAAGACGCCGGACCGCGTGTAAGGTTGGAACAGGCCGTGGCCGAACAATGGGAGGCGGCCAGGGAGCCATATGGTCGAGCCAGCACCCAAGGTGCCAAAGCGACCGTTCTGGCCGGCTGAAGAAATATAGCGAGCCATTATCCCGCCACCTCTTCGATGCCGAAGACCACAGCCGATACGTCGCCATTGGAGGATCTTGCGTAGATCTTCTGTCCGCCGCCCAGGGCGATCCCCGTAAGTTGCAACACGGACCCGCCCTGCGCGCCGGCGGCCTGGACGGGCGTGTCGTATTCGATCCAGTCCGCGCCTGTTGGGGCGGCGCCATTGGTAAGTGCGACGCGCAGCTTGGCAGGTGCGGCAGCCCGATTACAGAGGTTCACGGTGACGATGGCACGCTGGCCCGGCGGGCAGGTGTAGATCGTCGTGAGGGTATCGACATCCAGGTTGTCGGCGGCGAGTTTCATCAGGGAAACCTCAGGCTTGGGTCAGGAAGAGATTGCGCCAGGAGGCGCGGCGCGCGCGGGCGTCCAGGGCCGCGATCTGTTGGCCGATCACGGCGTCCCAGGGCGGTCCCTGGTCGATGATCTGGATGACGGCGGCGTCGGCCTGGGCCAGCAGGACGGCGATGTTCAGCGCATAGGCGGTGACCGGGGTGATCGACCCCAGGCTGTTCGGCGAGGCCCAGTAGTAGATGAGGCGGCCCAGCTGATCGAAGACGCCGGCTTCGTGGATGACGTGGTCTTCGGTGAGGTTGGCGGCCGCGCCGTCGATCTGGACGCCCAGATCGAGCTGGCCGGTGATCGGGTCCAGGGTGTGCGAGGTGATCGGGGCCGACACGACCGGCGTGACCAGGTCGGTTTCGTCTGTCGTTGGCAGGCGCGGCGCAGAGCCCAGACCGATACGGGTCAGCACGACGGGTTCGCCGCCGGCCTTGGCGGCCTGCAGGGCGAGAAGCCCGACTTTGGTCAGGGCGGGAAGAAGGCTCATGACAGGTTTCCGTGAAGGCGGGCGAGGACGAGCGGGCGACGCATCAGGACCGCCGTCAGGGTCGGGGCGCTGATGTTCGGGCGCATGTCGCCGGAGAGGTTCAGCCGGGCGCAGACGATCGGGCGACGGATCAGGGCGGCGGTCCGCTGGCTGATATTGGGCCGAACGGTCAGGCGTACTGAAAGGTGGACGCTTTCGCGTTTGGCGGAGTTGGCGGCCTTGATGGCGTCATAGGGCAAGCCTGAAGGCGCGCCCGCAGTCACATCGATGTCCACGACTGCCGTAAGCGGAAGGCCCGAACCGCCAGGCTTGAACCATTCGATGATGCCCACAGGTGCGGCCCCGGCTACAGCCTGGACCGCTGATCGAACGGCTGCGACCGTCCCCTTCAGGCGCTTGATGCGCGGCGTTGCGGCGATGACAGCGCGCTTTGTTTCTTCCGGCCAGTCCGAGCGCCAGTTCTCGACGCCCAGGGTCCAGGCCAGGACCGGGAGCCAGCTGATCGGACACAGGGCAGGGTTCCACAGGTGGCGGATATCGACAGTGAGCGCCTGCAGGCGGGCTTCGCCGGCGGCGTCGATCACGCGTTCCAGCGGGCGGCTGTTCGGCGGCAGGAGCTTGGGATCGCCAGCGTCCATCACAACTGTTCGATCTCGAGCTCGACCAGGGCGAGCACAGGCGCGGTGTCAGGGATGGCGGGGATGTCGGCCATCGGCTCGAGCACCTCGACGTCTTCGACGCCCGGCTGCATCAGGGCGGCCGTTATTGCGTTGTGGACGACGCCAGTATTCAGCTTGCGGCGCTTGGCGGCATAGGCGCGGACCGCCTTCTGGGCCGCCTCTTCAACCGGCCCTGCATCGGGACCGGACGGGATTTTCAGCCGAGCGCGCACATTGAAGGTCGAGACGCCGGCGCTGACCACTTCGACCTGGTCGAAGGGGCGGACTTCGTCGTCGTTGAGAGCCGCCAACACGGTGGCCAGGAGATCGGCATCGGCCACGCCATCCGGGGCGTCCGACAGGATGACCACGCGCACAACGCCAGGGGAGGGCGAGGATACGGAAACGCCGGCGACCAGGGGCGACGCGGACCGGGCGTGGAACTCGTATGCGCGACGGGGGCCGGCGGTCGACCATCCGTCCGGCGCCATGACCGCCCGACTGCGAAAGTCCTCGTCCTCTTCAGCATCGAGACGTTGCACCGCCAGGTTCGCGGCGGCGATGTCCAGGTCAGGGCCAACCGAGAAGGCCAGGGTAGCGGCCTTGTAGCCCTGGTTGATGCGGTCGCGCAGCAAGAGTTCCCGGTAGGAGAAGGCCTCTCCGAGTTTGACGGTAGGTTCCGAGCTGTAGCTCAGGACGGCTTCCATGGGCGGCAGGCGGACGATCAGATCTGCCTTGAGCGCTCCGACGATGGCGTCGAACGACAAGGTTTCCACCGCCGCCGGCGGCGGCAGTTTCGAGAGATCGAGGGCGCCGGTCATGTCGCCATGTCGCCGCCGGGGCGGAAAGCTGGCGAGGCCCGGCTATTGTGCGGGGCGGACCTGACCACAGGCGGGGCCACCCCACCACGTTGGTATCGGCGGAGGCGGGGTTTGGACCGAACTTGCGCGAGCTCTGCAGCTGGATAGCATGAAGGTATGATCCCAATCAGCTATCTAGCCCAACAGACGGCCGGTGGATGTGGGGCATGCTCCCTCATCATGGTGGCCCGACACTTCGATCCTCAGTTGAAGCTTACAGAGGTCGAAGCGCTTGAAAGGTTCGGCGTAGACGGCTTTGGCCCGAGATGTATGGTCTTAGCGCCCAGCTTCGATAAGGCAGCACTGGCTTTAGGTTTGAGCGTGCGGATCGCTTCTCTAACGCGAAATGAGTTGCGAAATCAGTTGGTCGACGGACCTGTGATCATCTACCACAAGGCGTGTGAGGCTTTGGACGCTCTACCCCATTTTTCGGTGGCTCTGGCCGCTACAGAATCACATCTAACGCGCCACGATCCTGGGACTGGACCAGGCGTTGTTGCCAGTTGGGATCAGTTCGAACCACTCTGGAACGCAGCCAAGGTGCCGTGGTGGCCCTATGTCGGCTGCTACACGGCCGTGCTTCGCCCACATCTCAGGCCAGCCCGAGATCCTCGGCGATCAGCGCCATGATGGCCTCCTCGTCGGCTTGACTGAAGCCCAGGAGCTCGCGTTGCGGATACTCGGTCTCGGGGCCGCCCGGAACGACCCGATCCTTCAGGCCGAAATGGTGAACTCGAGCCAGCTTTGACGCTCGCGAGGTGAATTCGACATAGCCCTCGTCAGGCGTGGCGCCGGCCTTCAGGTGAGCGGCGGTGCGCAGCTTTCCGAACATGGCGCGGGCCTTGCGTTTCACCCCGCCTCGCCGGCCGCGGATCGAGCCGGGCAGGGCGCCGGGATCCGGCCCGCCTTCGGCCGGCAGATGGCGGGCGATACGGTCGGCGCGGAAGGTGCGGACGCCTTCAGCCTCTCGATCGTAACCGACAAGGTTGCCGCCGCGTCGCGTCCAGCTGCGCATGTCGACCAGGCGTTCTTCGCCGCCGGCCTTGCGATAGAGGAAGCGGATCGCCCGGCTGGCGGGCTTGGGCTCGGAGCGGGGCTTTCGTTTCGGCCAGGGCGCGCCGTCCGGGGCCATCTGGGCGGCGATGCGGCGCTGTTGGGAACGGCGCAGCATGTGGGCAGTCTTGCGCAGCAGGCGTGAGCGCTCGGACGCGGACAGCCGGTCAAGCAGGCGCGAGATCGCCTCGCGGTAGATGGCCAGTTCGTCGGCCCGGTCCATGGTCAGGGCTCGACCTGGTGCAGGCTGCAGCGCGCGATGACTTCGTCGTCAAGGTAGACGATGTGCAGGGGTTCGGCGTCCTCGAGGGCGAAGGGCGTCGGTTCCTCGGGGCGGGCGAGGTCATAGCCGCCGCCTGGGCGCTCGGTGAAACCCACTGTCTCGGTCAGGGGGATGCGGATCATGACGTCGACCTTGCCGTCGTCCAGATCCTCGACCTCGAACGGCACGCCGCTCGCGCCCTGGGCGAGTAGCTCGGGCTGCCAGCGCCGAACCCAGAGCAGGAGCGGGATCATGATCTCGTCAACCGAATGGGCGAAATCGAGGACGGCCAGGACGAGGGTGTAGCTGTAGCTGAAGCCCAGGCCCGGCCGCATGGTCGCCTGCAGGGCACCCTGCGGAATATGGACGTGCAGGTCGGCCGGGTTGTCCTTGGCCCCACGATGGGCGAGCGCCTCGATCATGTGGGCTTTGAGGCTCTGCAGCTTCCTCATCGGTCTAGGCCCAGGAGGCGGCGCCAGAGCGACGACTTGGGAGAGATCGCCTTCAGCCAGGCGTCTATGTCGTCGTGCTCGGTCCGATGTACGTCCACGGCGAGGCCGCGTTTGGCGTCGCAGGCGAGGATCTCGGCGCCGCGCACAGCGAAGCCGATCTCAAGGTCCGCCTGGGTCGGTTCAGCGGGAAGGCGGCCGACCAGTATGCACGGTTCGATCGCCGTCGCCGGCATCGCGCGGCGTGGCGGAATTGTCGGGGCAGATGGCCGGGCGGGCGTCGCACAGCTGCTGATCAACAGCGCGCAGGCGCCGAGCACGGTCAGGGTTGAGAGGGTCTTTCGCATCGATGGCGATCCTGGCGTCGGAGATGAGGGAGAAGGCGACGCGATCGGCGGCCTCGATCTGACGGACGACGACGTCCACGCGGGCGGCGGTGTCCCGCTCGCCAGCGGCCTCGATGCCGCGCGCCGCGGCGTCTGAGACTGCGGCCGTAGCCGCGGCTTCGGCACGGACCGTCCGATTTGCGAGGCTGTCGAACGGGTCGAACCGGAAGCCCAGGCTGGAGGCAGCCACGACCAACAGGCTGATGAAAGCGACGAACATGAGGGCCGCGAGCACGCCGCCGAAGGGGGTGGCGAAATTGAAGGTGCGGGTCAGTCGGTTCATCAGGGATAGGCCTTTCGGTCGAGTTCGAAGTGCGGCCCGTCGCGCAGGCGCGGCCAGTCGCCGCCCCAGGTGATCGGCGTCTTCAGTTCACGCGCAGCCTGGCGGAAGGCCTCGGCGATCCGGGGATACAGAGGCCAGTCCCAGCGCACATTACCGCCGACGAGGGCCGCAACGTCGATGGCGTGGCCGGTCAGGTGGCGAGAATTCAGGGTTCGGCTGGCCCCCGCGCGAACCAGCTCGGCCTGGCGTTGGGGCGTTCGCAGGCCTTCCGTGATCATGAAGTCGACCTCCGTCAGCTGGATGGCGCGTTCAACGACGGCGACCAGGTCGGGATGAACGCCCTTGAGACGGCCGCGGGATCGGGTGCTCAGGCGATAGCTCAAGAGGAAGCTCCGTTGTCGGGATTGTCGAAGTCGAGATCCACCTGGACGCCGCCGACGCCGACCGTAGCCTTGCCCAGCTGGCCGAAGGACAGGGCGATCATGACGATGGCGATGATGGCCAGGCCGCCCAGACCCAGCCACTGCAGCGCTGAGATCCGCGCGATGGCGACGGCGTCAGTGGTCGGCCATTTGCCGTGACCGATCAGGCCCTGAACCCAGGTGACGAAGACGGTCGCGACGATTCCGCCGCCCAGCATCAGGGCGAACCGGATCATCGGCAGGGATTTGAGGACGCGAAAAACCTGCTGGCGCGTGACGGTCATCGGCGGCGATCCTCTTCCATGCGGGCGCGGATCCAGGCGACATCGGCCTGGACGCGAACGAGATCGCCCGATGCGAGGGGCTGGGTCCGGGCTTCCAGTGCGGACAGGCGCTGCGCCGCCTGGGCTCCAAAGGCCACCCAGCCGGCGACGGTGACGGCAGCGCCGAACAGGAAGGCGGTTTTCGACCAGTTGATGTCGCGAGGCGGCAGGAGGGGAAGGTGCTGAGCGGTCATGATCTCAGGTCCAAAGCTGGGTCATGGGCGCCGTGGTCGGACGGCGCGCGGCGGCGGGAATGACGACGCGCTGGCCCAGGGTGAGAAACTGGCCGGCGTCGGCGATCTGGGGGTTTGCGGCGAGGACGCGCTCGACGGCCGGCGAGGCGCGACCCAAGACGCGCCAGACCAGCTGGTCGACGGTTTCACCGTTCAGGGCCTCGACGGGCAGATCATCGACTGAGGCGCCGTCCATCAGATCGCCTCGGCGATGATGCGGGGGACGCCCAGGAAGTCCCGAACGGCGTAGGTGACGTTGCGCCGGTGCACGTCGATGTCGGCTCCGAGCTCCTCGGCGCGATCGACGCCGGAGGAGCGTACAGATTGCCCCAACTGGCGATCGCCGAGATCGGCCGCGACGACCGCCGTGATCGCCTGGAACCAGCGCACGACGTAATCGCTGACATCGTCAACGCGGCGGCGGCCGGGAACGTCGGCCAGCGTCGAGAAACCAGCCTCGATCTTCTCGACCCGCCAGTCTTCGAGCTCGTCCATGACGTCGAGCATGGCGCCGCGCGCGACGTCGCGCAGACGAACGGGGGTCACGGTCTGATCGATGCGGACGGCCTGGCGCAGGCGGGCCAAGTCGAGATCCGGCCAGAAGCCGTCGCCGCCGATCTTGCCGTCGGCCGGCTCTGCCGGAGGCGCTGCGATGGTCGAGGGAGGGGAGAAGGGTCCAGTCATGGCGCTTTGCGAGGGGTTCCTGATTGGCCGCCTGCTGGCCCTTCGTTTCGTGGCCGTCCTGGCTACGGGGTGGGGGGCTGGACGGACGCTGCAGACGGGCGAACCCGCTGTTGTCGGACCAGCCCCGCCCCGAGCGCCGGGGGGCGAGGGGGTTAGCCGCCGGAGGGCGGCGTGTCGGTTCCAGCTGCGTCGTCGGCAGGCGGTGCATGCTGATCATCGGTCGGGGCGGTCTTGCGGAGCTCGCGCTTCAGGCGATCCATGTCCTTTTTCACGCCCACACGCGGGTTGATGTCGTAGGCGCGTTGATAGGCCAGCAGGGTTTGAGCCCGGCGCTGACGCAGGTCGTCCTCGTTGTCGGGGTCGGCGCCGGCAAGAATCGCCATGCCCAGGGCGCGATGCAGCTTGGCCTCGACCTCGTCGTGCAGGTCGACGTCGTGATCCTTCACGAGATCCTGCAGCATGGGCAGGACGATGGCCGGGAAAGCCTTGGCCGCGTCCTCGCCCTGGTCATAGGCGCGGATGGCATCCTCGCAGATCTGGTCGATGGCGAAGGTGAGAGGGTCGCGGTTGAAGTCCGCCGGCATGTCCAGCTTGTGAACCACGGCGTGTTCGACCATCGGCAGGGCCGCGACGTAGTCGCCTACGTCGATCGTCCAGGCCATCAGGGTGGTGAAGACCTGGTCGAGCGGGCCGCGCTCGCCGGCGCCGGCGGCCAGTACGCCGTCGCGCCAGCCGACATAGGCGGGCAGCATGCCGATCTTGGCGGCGACCTTGCGTT